TATTACTCACTCCGTCCCGATCGGTGGTTCCCTGATGTGGTACAAGCTTATCGTTTGACTACTTATTCCGGTTTTTTGGAGTTTCAATCCCGGTTTCAAGTAGCAGAACCCTCCAGAGGAGGTGGTGGGCCCTCTGTGCAGTCCCAACCTCCACCATCATCCTCTAAATCTAGCCCACAGGCCCGAGCCTCTGCGCAGGGCGGAAAGACGGGGGGCCCCGCTAGAGCATCGCAGCAGGGGAACCGGCATGGGCGTAAGAGTTGTCCAAAGGGCCAGTATTGGTCGTTCAAGCAGAAGAAATGTGTGAAGTCTAAGTTTCGCTAATCTTTCTTCTGTGGATATCTCCGAATGGTCGCATGTTCACGCCATCAGTTGAACATTTGACCAGGTAACCTCTCAGATACCGCATAACATCGTTAGATGCCTTAGGTTGTCTGAAGTCCACTCGATCTCCCCACTGGGCGGCTATCACCGACATGGGTATCCTATGTTCTGCTGTGGCTAGGATATGCAGGTGGCCGTTGATCTCGTGGTCGGTAGTTTGTCTGATGAACGTACCGTCTTTCGCGAAGATTTTGTCTTCTGGAGCATGGCTAGTGAATTCGTAGAACCAATAGCCTCCAGCGAATGTGTCTTTCCATATCTTCGTACGTCGGAATTTCTTGAAGTCCTTGATCCACAGTTCTCGGTCCAGTTCTATGACTCCGTCATATGGCGGCACTCCTGTGATGTTGGGCCGGGACAGTGTGATGAACCATATGTCCATGCCACGATCGTGAATCTTCTGCATGGCACGCTTGGCTCTCTGCCAGCGTGAGTATTGTTTGTTGCATTCTTTGCACCGTTCGGTGTAGATGGTCTGCCATTCTATCCACTGCCACAGCAGCTTAGATCGGTAGGATGTTTCCTTACCTGTCCAGTCGTTTCTTCGGTACGGCCGTTTACGTTCAGGACAGGCTTTGCAGGTGAAGCCTGCAAAATTTGTCTTATCTTGTTCTAGGATACGCGAGCGAACATTTGTAGCGGCGTGTCTTAGCCATTGAAGGATCGTAACTCCGGGTTTGGGCCTACTAATGGCAACGGAGCCCGCCTCCGCCCACGGCGGTTTTTGATAACTGCTCTTATCGGTAGGTTTGGTTGTGCCTATAGGCACTGTTAGGTTTGAACCTACTAAAGTATCAAGAGCCACCGTGTTCCCGTCCTTCTCTGTCGCGTCGCGACTTACATGGGGGACTATTAATTTGAAGAGTGTTGGAGAAGGTCGAGTTCGGTATCTTGCACAATCTGGTGCGGATACTGAATATTATAATTTAGCGAGGGATTTGGCTTCTGTCAATGCTCGTAATGAAGAGATTACGGATCGTAATGGTAATCTCTATGGGTACTGGTGTAAGGTAGAAACAGTATCCGCAGCTAATGACCTCTTGGCTATTAGCTACATTCCTAATACTTGGAAAGTCCGGAATGCTTTCCGGAAGTTTCACTTTGCTCGAGAACAGATGTTCCGAGATTCAGGTATTACTAAGAAAGAGATGGGTAAGTACGGTAGGACTCTTCGTCCTTATTTTTCTATTGATCATAAGGCGCATGGATCTCTTACTCCCCAACATTGGGATGTTAAGAATAATATCAATGCTGATTATGCTGGTGGTGAGTGGACTTACACCACACTAGCCAGTTCTCCCACTGTGCGCTCTGAGGATGATTGGGAAGACATAGAGAGTATTGCTCCCGTTGATGAATGGGATTTGACGGTGCTTGGGGATCATGGTGTTCAAGATACGTCTCCGGGTGGTGTTAAGACTTGGGATTCCGTTGGAATGGTGTTGGCTTACAATCAGGATAGGATGGAGGAGGTTCCCGATGCAACCGCTGATACTTCGGTTGTTGCTCTCAACAATCCGTTGTCATCTCTCCAGACCCAGACGTTGACCAGTGGCGAGATCCTTGAGATTGCTGCTGAGCAACAGCTGGAAGAGCCCCCTTACGATGTAGAAGATCTTGGAGATTCTTGCATGGCTATCTATGATGCTATGCCTGTGTCTGGGACCACTGCTGGTACCACGGCAATGATTCGTAATTGGGGTCTATACTTTTTCCCTGCTGGATTGATTTCACTCACTCATGGTGTGTCTCAGTCTTCATCTCTTGAGATTGAAGTTATTGGGAAAGAGCTGTGCAAGGATGTCGCTTAGCCTTACTGCTGAGCAGAAGCACTTTGTGCTAGGATTGTTCCTTGGCCTTGCTATTCATGAGCCTGTGACTGTAGTGGTTGGCTTATGAGTCAGTTTGGCTGGGGCTCGATTGCCCTGGTTACTGAGGAGGACTGGGTCCCCGCATATCGTTGGGATAAGGAAGGGAGTTCTTATTACTCACTCCGTCCCGATCGGTGGTTCCCTGATGTGGTACAAGCTTATCGTTTGACTACTTATTCCGGTTTTTTGGAGTTTCAATCCCGGTTTCAA